ATCAGATTGCAACGAGTACAAATGACAAGTAACAAGCCAACCAATAAAAAAAAGTGCTCCGATTACTAAAATGAATATTGTTTCGTATTTTGTCATAAGCTATGTATTGCATTGGTTACTTCTAATTGTTGTTTGTCTAATTCGTGCTGTCTTTGTTCGAGCTTTAGCAATGCTTTTGGCTTTATCATACTCACTATAACAGCGATTTCTTCATAAGTGAATTTAGTAATAAAAATGTCATCCACTATTGATAATGCCTTTTCTTCTATTAGCTCGGCTCGGCTTTTTGTTTTGAATATGTTTCTCATATTTTTTTAATGTTTTTAGATTTGTCTATATGTCTCCTTAATGTTGTTGATTTTTTATTATACAATATCATTAATTCTTTAAATGAATAAAATATAAATGTATCTAAATTAATATATACATTAGCTTGTTTTTCGGTTCTTTTTTCAATTGATTCTTTAGACAATGGTACGCCTTTGTTATGCGCTGTTTTTCCCTTTCTATTCTGACTCATTTTTAATCTCGTCTCTATTGAGAATATTCTTTTTTCAAAGTCTGTATTAACTAACTGACAGTTTAATCCTTTTTTTTGACAGGTTGAGTTATATATTTCTTGATAAAACCTTTCTTTATTATTTAATTCAGACTTATCGCACTCGCATATTATTTCAAATACATGCTTATCTGCCCCATATTTTATAAGTGAATTATACAGCTTTGTTTGAGCTTTGCACTTATATTTTTTATAATGATTAAATCTACCTTTTACATTTAAACTTTGACCAATATAAATTCTTTTTGTTGGACTTGTAATTTTATAAATACCTGTCATAAATTAAAAATACCATCAAAAGAGAGTAAGGCTTCTCAAATGATGGTATAGTATAATGTTTTTAATTGACCGCCTTACTTGTCAATTACAAAGATACTATAAAATAACTTTAATATTATATTTTTCTTCAACTTGTTTAACCGTCATTGTATTTAAAATTTCAGCCCACTTGCCATTTTCGAAAACAACATTATTAGCACTTGTAGGACTAGCTCCGTGAAAAAGTTTATTTTCGATAATACTAAAATGAAAATTATCTTCTACATTATGAGTTTTTTTAGGAATCGACAAGCACTTGTAGTTTCCGTTTTCGTAACCTCTCCTAACAGCCTCATTCTTCAAAGCCTCAAAAACTTCTGACTCCGACATAGGAACTAATTTTTTAGACTTTTCTTTAGATACCATATCTTGTCCATCATTAAAAAAGTTACCGAAACAATCAAAACCATATCCATCAAATAACTGATCTCCTTTAGAATCTAAACTATTAAACACGCATTTAAATTTATTGCATTCGATTTTTGATTTATACCACTTCCCAACAATCAACTCAGTTTTAAAAGCATCTGGAAACCAACCACGAATTTTTAATTTATCTATACTATTGCCCCATTCAGCAACTTCTAAAATCTGTTCTTTACTGATTTCGTATTTCATATCGTTGTTTGTTTTAATTCCACAAGCTTCTAAAAATATTTGTTCGTTCCAAGTCTCGTGTACTACTCTGCCATTGTCTCTATAACTATTTACGCAAACATTACTGACTAAGTTACTACATCTATAATTACTAACTAAATACGGATATTTACCAAAATGACTTATATTGGATATGTTATAACCCGATTCTACTAACTTCGGCTTAATCTTATCAAACTGTTCTTGATTACAACGCATTGCAATCGGTGTGTATTCTTTTTTCATTTTATCCATTTTTAAGTTTCCAATTAATCCAAAAATCTCTTAAGCTATCGCCTATAAGTTCCCAATCCATATCCGTAATCTTAGACAAAATATACGCTTTTTGTTCGTCTGTGTATGTTTTCATGGTCTGAATTTGTAGTTTTTATCGAACAATATCTTTCCAATGTAATCGTAGAATTTGTTAAATAGGTTTTTCATGTCTATACTATTTTATCAAGTGAATAATGATTTTTTATGTAAGCCACGTTTTCAGCATTTTTAAAATGTTCGCTTGTTTCGTGTAATGCTTCGGTAACTTTTAGCCTTGCAAAAGAAATCAAACAACTTTCCCAATGTTTTAAAGTTAGTGTAGAAATATTGTAATTTCCTCCTAATGCAATTTCTAAATATTTTTCAGCTGTAATAGGGGTTGGTTTTGCTTTTTTAGTTCGTTTCATCTTTTCTCTCTTATTGATTTTAATAATTGTTTGATTTGTTCAAATTCTTTGTCACTGCAAATAATGTGACGTGATTTGCCTGGTATTTTTTTACGCCCGGCATTACGTGGGTTTTTATCTTTATCCATTGGTAGAAAATAACGATTCCTTTAACTCCTCCATCGTTTTAAAAGCGTTCGATTCGTTGATAGTAGTGTATGTTCCAATGAAGTAAACAATAGCGATTGCATCCTGTTCAGATTTCACTTTCCCAAATCTAAATTCAACCTCTCCAACTACTGAACATATCGAAGTCACATCTCCAGTAGTTGGCTTATTGTTTTCCATGTAGTGAATAGTATCACCGATTTTAAATTTTGATTTCATTTTGATAAATTTTAAATGTTTATAATGATGCAAATATAAACAACTTTATTTAATAAACAATACTTTTATTAAACTTTAACATATTCCCTAGATAAAAACAATCCAACCTCCTTTTAAGCTCTTCTAAGCGATTGTTATTTTCTCCCGATACTAACAGACTATTAAGTTCTTTTCGTGCGTCCTCGATTGACATACGCGTCTGAAAATTGCATTTCGTACAATATCCGTATCGGTTTGTGTGGGAATGGAGGCAGGATTGTTTAGGATTCATAAGATTGTGCGAGTTTCAAATGGTATATTGTGTTCTTTTGCGTAGTCCATACCATACTGCATCCCTTTGCTAATTCCGTAATCAATATAGAAAACCTGCAAATCGGCTACTTCTTTCCATTTTAAACCCGAATTAATACCTTGTAACCGTTCTTCTGGAATTGTATCGTCTAATATTCCTTGCTGAGTATAAAGTAAATGTGAAGCTATTGGTGCTTCGCCTAAAGAAAGCGAGTGTTTAACACATTGTCTAGCATAATTTATATTTCTTTCAATATCGCCTGCGTAAGGCGATTCTAATATTACTCTTTTCATAATTAAAATAATTTTTGTTGTCCTACGTGGTTTGTAATGCGTTTTATTGCGCTGTTGTAGTAATCAGTATCAAGTTCACAGGCAGTTAATTCAAAACCGTAATCGTGGCACGCTATTGCAATTGAACCAGAACCTAAATGAGTATCTAGTATTTTGTCTGTTTTTTTAACTTTGCAATATTCAAATATAGCTCTGTAAACGTACTCAGGTTTTTGCGTTGGATGGAATCTATTTAAATCCTGACTACTTTTTTTTATTATTTTAGCGGGTTTGTCTAAAGAAGTCCAAATAAGCTCACAAGCTGACATAGTGGGCATATCGTTTTTTTTATCCCAACACACAAAACCTCTTGTATTTGGCAAATGTTCTAAAAAGTAATTAGCTCCAAAAACTATTTGGTTTTGCGATATCCTAAAAACTTCATCCCAATATTGTTTAGTTGGCAACACATCCCAATCTTTGTCTTTGTAAAGTTGAGCCATCGGAGTATTTTTTAATTTACCCCCTCCATCCGACAATCTTTTACCTAATCCATAAGGTGGATCAATACAACACCATTCAAAATAATTGTCAGGGTAACGTTTCATTAACTCCATATTGCATTCATTCGTAATAGTAATTTTATCTGTTACTTGCATAATTATAGCTTTTCTATTTCTGTTTTTACTTCATTATAAAATACTGCTGTATGATAAGCATAAGTACTATTATCTTCTTCGCTTATTTCGTTTAGCGTAAACAATACTTCATCGACTGAAATTAATGCACTTTGTTTAGCTTGTGAACTCCTTAGCCCGTCAACTAAATTATCTAAATACCATTTATTTTGAATTGAAATAAACTTACTTACTAATTCATCTGCTTTTTGTTTTGGTGTCATAGTGATATAAATTAAAAAACTCCCAATAAACGTAAGTCGGTACGTCTAAAGAGAGTATTTTGTTTGTGATATGTTTT